TCCGCAATTGAACATCTTTTGAGGTAATTCAAAATGGCTATCGTAACTAATACTTTCACGACATTCGCCGCTAAAGGCATTCGTGAAAATCTCGCAAACATCATCTACAACATCTCACCAGAGGAGACACCGTTCCAATCCAACATTGGAAAAGACAGCGTGCAAAACACTTTGTACGAGTGGCAGACCGATGCACTCCAAGCTGCGGCAACCAACGCGCAACTTGAGGGTGATGACATTGGCACGTTTGACCCTGTTACCGCAACGGTGCGGATGCAGAACTACTGCCAGATCAGCCGCAAAACGGTTGTGCTGTCAGCCACTGAGGAGATTGTCAACAAGGCTGGACGTAAGTCTGAGTTAGCCTATCAGTTGGCTAAGAAGGGCGCTGAGTTGAAGCGTGATATGGAATTGGTGATGGTTCAAAGCCAAGTCGCAAGTGCAGGTAGCACGAGTGCCGCCCGTACTACTGGCTCGATTTTGGCTTTCATCAAGACCAACACCGATGCACAGACCAACGGCGCTGAGCCGTCCTACACAACGCTGCCAAACAGCTTGCGTACCGATGGTAATGTTCGGGCCTTCACTGAAACCATTCTTAAGAATGTGATTCAAAAGACCTGGACCTCTGGCGGCACACCTAAAATCCTGATGACAGGCCCGGTGAACAAGCAGCGCGTTAGCGGATTTGCAGGTATTGCTGCAACCCGATACAACATTGAAGGTGGCGCTAAACCTGCCACCATCGTGGGGGCTGCTGATGTCTACGTCAGCGACTTTGGCAATGTGACGGTGGTGGCGAACAGGTTCCAGCGTGAGCGTGATGCGCTAGTGTTGGACCCTGAGTACGCATCAGTTGCGTACCTGCGTCCTTTCCAGCAGATCGAGCTGGCGAAGACGGGTGACGCTGAAAAGCGTCTGTTGATTGTTGAGTATGGCCTCAAGATCACCAGTGAGAATGCTCACGGTCTTGCTGCTGATTTGACAACGTCCTAAAAGAAGGGGTGGGCCAGGGCAACCTGGTCCACCTTCAAAAGATGGAAACACGACTCTTTGATAGAAACGATGTCACAGGCATCACCAGGCTCTGGCACTATGACCCCGAGACTGACGAGGCGACTATTGAGACTCAGCAGGATGTCTCCAATGTGGTGGAGGAGAACAAGGACCAGTTCAACGCCACCGACAACAAGGCCAACTGGACAGGCGAGTGGCACAAGGTGGCAAGCATTCCACTGAACATTTATTACGAGCTGCAGGCCAGCGGCAAGATCACAGATCAAGCCTATATGAAACGCTGGCTCAATGACCCCGACAACCGATTTTTCAGAACAAGGCCAGGAAAAGTATGACGATTATTGCGGTTTGCACCCCTGCGCGGGATATGGTTCACACCCAGTACGCCTATTGCCTGGTAAACATGGTGGCATTTCACGCCTGCAATACGGACGACCGCATTGACCTAAAAATCATGCAGGGTACGCTGATTCAGAACCAACGGGCAGAGCTGGCGCTGGACGCCATGCGCGAGGGCTGCAGCCACATCCTGTTCATTGACTCAGACATGACCTTCCCACAGGACATGATTCAGCGGCTGCTGGCGCATGACGTTGACATTGTGGCAACCAACTGCGCCAGGCGCCGGATGCCCACAGGCCCAACTGCCAAGATTGGCAACAAGTTGGTGTTCTCCACGTTGGAGGACCACGGGCTGCAGGAGGTGGACACCATTGGCATGGGGGTGATGCTGATCAAGGCAGATGTCTTCCGCAAGATGTCCGAGCCTTGGTTTGAGACGCCTTGGCGCAATGACAAGCGGGGCTATGTCGGCGAGGATGTCTTCTTCTGCCTCAAGGCAAAGGAGATTGGGTATAAAATCTACATCGACCACGATGTCTCCCGAGAGATAGGCCACATTGGGACCTTTGAATTTCGGCACGAGCATACCTGGGTAGTCAAGGATTTGCAGGAGGCATGAAATGGCACTCTCTACCTACGCCGAGCTGAAGACATCAGTTGCGGACTGGCTCAATCGTTCTGACCTGACAGCGGCAATCGCTGACTTCATCAGTCTTGCAGAGGCTCAGATGGAGCGCGTCCTGCGGAACAGGAATATGCTGACCCGAGGCACGGGCAACATTACCGCCGAGTACACGGCGCTGCCAGCGGACTTCTTGGATGCGATGACGCTGAAGTTGACGGGAACCAACCCCATCACTCCACTCCAGTTTGAGACAATTAGCAGCCTAGACCAGCTACAAAACACGACTTATCTATCAAATGGCAAGCCACTGTTTTTTGCTATTGTCGGAACCAACTTCCGCGTCCTGCCGACACCTGACAGCACCTACGCCTACGAGATTGACTACTACGCCAAGCTGGCAAAGTTAAGCGTAAGCAACACAACCAACTGGCTGCTGACCCAGGCACCTGACATCTACCTGTATGGTGCCTTGCTGCAGGCTGCGCCTTACCTGCAGAATGACGAGCGCATACCCGTCTGGGTGGCGCTGTACACCAGGGGCATTGAAGACTTACGCCTCGCTGACAACAGATCGACACAGGCCGGGACTATGCTCGCAAGAGCAAGAACACTAGGATAAATCATGGCAGATACCACCACCACAAACCTACTGCTGACCAAGCCAGAAGTTGGAGCCAGCACCGACACCTGGGGTACGAAGGTCAACACTGACCTTGACCTGGTGGATGCACTGTTCACGGCTGGCGGCACTGGCACCAGCGTGGGACTCAATGTTGGCGCTGGCAAGACGCTGGCAGTTGCCGGGACGCTGACAGCAACAGGCACCACCAACCTGACATCACCAGCAGTCACCACCAGCCTCACAACGCCATCCACCACTTTTGCCTTGGTCAATGCTACGGCAACCACAGTCAACCTGGCTGGCGCTGCCACAGCACTAAACCTTGGTGCTGCCACTGGTACGCTGACTGTTGCCAACACCACCCTGGCGGCGAAGGCCATCACAGCCAGCACCACTCTGGCGGTGACAGGTACATCCACACTGACAGGCGCAGTCACAGCAACTGCTGGCGTGACAGGCCCACTCACATCATCCAGCGTAGCCATCACTGGCGGCAGCATCACAGGCATCACCGACTTGGCAGTGGCTGACGGTGGCACAGGCGCATCAACAGCAGCCGCAGCACTCAACAACCTGCTGCCATCACAGACATCTGCAGCCAACAAGTACCTGCAGAGCGATGGCACCAACGCATCCTGGGATGCAGTCAGCCTGTCCACTGCCGACATCACAGGCACCTTGGGCGTTGCCAATGGCGGCACAGGACAAACCAGCTTCACCAACGGTCAACTGCTGATTGGCAACAGCACTGGCAATACGCTGACACCAGCAACACTGACCGCTGGCTCTGGCGTGACGATTACCAACGGCAGCGGTGCCATCACCGTTGCATTCACTGGGCCAGGCGCTGGCTCAGTCACCAGCGTGGATGTCTCTGGTGGCACGACAGGCTTGACCACAAGCGGTGGGCCTATCACCTCTTCGGGCACTGTTACCCTGGCAGGGACACTGGCAGTTGCTAACGGCGGTACAAGCCTGACGACCCTCACTGCCAACAACGTCATCCTTGGCAACGGTACATCAACGCCCTTGTTCGTAGCGCCAAGCACTAACGGCAACGTGTTGACTTCTAACGGCACGACTTGGGCAAGTACGGCTCCAGCAGCCGGGTTTTCAACGTCTGCTGACAACACCTTTACAGGCACTCAATCCTTTGCAGGAACATCTGCAAAACTGGCAGAAGTTCTGACCAACGCAGCAGAGGTAGCAACAGTCTCAGCCACAGCAGCCACTGGCACGATCAACTACGATGTCACAACTCAGTCTGTTCTGTACTACACCAGCAACGCAAGTGCTAACTGGACTGTCAATTTCAGAGCGTCATCAGGCACATCGTTGAACACTGCTATGTCCACGGGTCAGTCTGTGACTGCGGCTTTCCTTGTCACGCAAGGCGCTACGGCCTACTACAACTCTGTGGTGCAGGTAGATGGCTCAACAGTGACGCCTAAGTATCAGGGCGGTACAGCGTATGCGGCTGGTAATGCAAGTTCGGTTGACGTGTATATGTACACCATCGTCAAGACGGGTAATGCGGCGTTCACTGTGTTTACTTCACAGACCAAGTTTGCGTAAGGACTGATATGCCACTAGTACAAACAAGGGGTGCGGCATCAGCCCAAGGCTTTGGTGAGTTTGCACAGGCTGCTGCTATTCCATATATTGAGGATGTGTTTTCTTGCTTTTTGTATACGGGTACAGGCGCTACACAGACCATCATCAATAATATTGACCTGTCTGGTAAGGGTGGATTGACTTGGAGTAAAGATAGAAGTGCGGCAAGAACAAATAGTTTAATTGACACTGTGCGAGGGGCAACATTTGAAATAACCAGTGATGACGCAGGACAGCAGACAACGGAATCAAATGGTTTAAATCAATTTAATAGTAATGGGTATAGGATAGGCCCGGCAAATAATGTCAATGCTTCTGGTGAAGACTTTGTCTCGTGGACATTCCGAGAGCAAGCAAAATTTTTTGATGTTTTGACGTATACGGGGACAGGAGTTAACAGAACTATTGCCCACAATCTCGGCTCAGTGCCGGGTTGCATTATGGTCAAGCGAACAACTACGTATGGTTATGATTGGGCGGTTTACCACCGCAGCCTTGCCAATACGCAATACCTTGTTTTAAATAGCACAGCAGCAGCAGCCACAGGTGCAACTTGGTGGAACTCAACAACACCCACATCCGCAGTCTTTAGCGTAGGCACTGACGCAAGCGTTAATGATTCTGGCGCAACCTACGTAGCCTACCTATTTGCCCATGACGCAGGCGGTTTTGGCCTGACGGGTACGGACAATGTGATTTCATGTGGGTCGTTTACTACTGATGGCAGTGGTAATGCAACTGTAAGCCTTGGTTATGAGCCGCAGTGGTTGGTATTCAAGCCTTCTAGCGGTGCGGGAAATTGGCAAATGGTTGACAATATGCGCGGCTGGACTGCTAACGGCACTGGAACTGCACGTTTGTTTCCTAATAATTCTGGAGCTGAAGTTACAACTTCAGTGATTTCGGGAGTTAACGCAACAGGCTTTAATAATTTTAATGGATCGGTATCTACTTCCTACATCTACATAGCCATACGCCGTGGCCCGATGAAAGTGCCTACGCTGGGGACTAGTGTGTTTAGTCCAAATATATCTAGTGCTGCTGTTGGAACTGACATCACAACAAATTTCCCAATAGACGCACAGTTTTTATTTTATCGCCCCGGCAGTATAAGCACCCGTGTAGTTTCACGCCTTACTGGTGTTTCTACTTTGCCCTCTAATACTACAAGTACATCCTACTTAGAAACTGCATCAACTGCCGCTGAAACAACTGCGACTAGCGATACACGATATTTTAATAACACAGGTTTTCAAATGCCAGCCGCTTGGTCAACCGCCAGCATGGTGTTTGAATCGTTTAGACGCGCCCCCGGCTTCTTTGATGAGGTTTGCTATACGGGGACGGGGAGTGCCTTGACTGTGACGCATAACTTAGCGGCAGTCCCTGAATTAATGATTGTTAAGCGTAGGAATAGTGTTACTTATGGTGAATGGTTTGTATACACAGCAACTTTAGGCAATGCTAAATATCAATTACTTAATACTACGCAAGCCTCAACTACGGCAAACTCTGGTATTTGGAACTTGACAACCCCAACATCAACAAACATAAGTGTTGGTAGCGATTTAAGTTTTAGCGCATCTCCTTACGTAGCTTACCTCTTCGCAACTTGCGCTGGTGTTTCCAAAGTAGGCTCATACACAGGCACAGGCACAACACTTCAAATTGACTGTGGCTTCACAGCAGGGGCGAGGTTTGTTCTCATCAAGCGCACCGACTCAACAGGTGATTGGTATGTGTGGGACAGCGCAAGGGGAATTGTTGCTGGCAACGACCCTTACCTGCTCTTGAACAGCACAGCGGCTGAAGTCACGGGTACTGACTACGTTGACACCTACAGCGCAGGTTTTGAGATCAGCAGCACAGCCCCAGCAGCTATCAACGCAAGTGCGGGTAGTTTTATCTTCTTGGCTATATCGTAGGGAACAATCATGCAAATCAGAACACAAACAGGCGCGGTCATGTACGAGGCAGAGTTTCGTGCATATCAAAAAGCCAATGGCGGCCCAACATGGGACACAACGACAACCGAGGTCTTGGATGCTCTGGGTGCTGATGTAGTCTTTGAAGGCCCACAGGCATCTGGCGGCACGGTCTACCAGTACAGCCAAGCGGCTGGTGTCGAGCAGATCAGCGGCAAGTGGTACACCAAGCACATCCTCG